GCTACAGCACTTGGTAGTGTAGTGGCTACTATGAATAATGATGATTATCCAACTTGGAGGAGGAATACTACACTATATTACTCTACAAGCATGTATGAAGCTAACGGACCAATTGTTGTTGGATCAACAGTAACAGGCACTAATATTAGATCTGATACTACTGTTACTAGTGTTAACGTGTACACTAGCTATGTTGCAATAAGAATAAGCCGAGGCGTGAGCAACACCATTGATAATCAACAGCAGACATTTACGTTTAATGAATCACTTGTAGGCAGAAACTATGCATATCTTAGTAAATCAGAAATTGATACTGCAGGAGTTAAGCAAGGTACAAATCTAAGTAACGGCGGCTCAGTAACTTTCCCTGCTAACACACAGGTTAACAGTGTAACTGCTAAACAACACGGATCTACTCAATTTTATGAAGTACAGTTTAACAATTCGTTTAGTGGAACACTAACAGCAGGTAGTGGTACAGTAGAATTTACATTCGTTCAACCACCCTATGCACAACCAGGTGAAACTGTGTTCTCCTTTATTGCAACACCAGGAGAACGTGCAACTGTTGACTTTAGTGAATTGAAAGAGCTTACAAATACTACGCTAGGTGGACGAGGAACATTCCCAAATGGTCCAGACGTACTTGCTATTAATGTGTATAAAGTGGGCGGTACAAATGTTGAAGCTAACTTGATTCTTAAATGGGGTGAAGCGCAAGCCTAAAGGGCTTGTGCAACGTCCCAAAGACTATCAAATATTCGAGTTTTCTTTTTAAGTTTGTTATAAGTAAAACGAGTATTAAGCAATTTTTCAGTTTCTAATCCATGTCCGGTACGCACTAGTATAGGCTTTGCGCCTATTTTATCTGCTGCTTTTAGATCGCTAAGTTTGTCGCCAATATATATGCCTTTAGAAAATTTTATATTAGGTATTTCATCTTGGGCACGTTCAAACATTCCTATGTTTGGCTTAGCATAGAAATCTTGTTTTAAACTACTAGAGCTATAATATAGTCCGTCAATACTTGGGCATCCTGCTTTTCCTAAAAGATCAAACATGTGTTTATGAATATCATTTAGCTGTGTTTCTGTAACAATGCCTTTTTGTATACCACCTTGATTTGTAATAATTACAATTGGGTGACCCTTAGATCGTATTAGTGCTACCGCTTCTAAACTTTTTTCTATAGGAATAAAATCGTTAACACTAGTAACATATGTTCCAATATCTTTATTAATTACGCCGTCGCGATCAAGACCAACAACATATTTGTTATATCTATTTAACTGTTGTGTACTAGCTTTTTGGAACCGGCTCATTGTTTTCTCTTTGACTGTCACCTGGGGCAACTCGGTAATTATCTTCAACACTATCAGGTGTGCTTACTTCTGTAATACTACTTCCTGATGTAATAGCAATTAGTTGGTGCGGCTGCAATGGAGGATTATGCCATGTATCACCTGCTTTAAGCTCTTGCTCGTTCCATTTAGCAGTTTTAGTGTCAATCCATTTTACTAAAAATCTACCGTTATTTACAAACCAAGTTTCGTCTTTTTCTTGATGAAAATGCATACTAAATTGAGCGCCTGCTTTTTGAAACACCATAAGTTTTCCGCAATACTTGTCATTAGTTGCCCAAATTAATTCGTAGCCCCAACCTTTTTCTACAACACCGTTTAACCGAGTAGTTTCACTTTCCATTAATATAATCCTCTATATTTGTCCAATTCATGTCTATTACAGAATTTAATTTATCTATATTAGCACATGTATAACTTTGGTATTGCGACTTTAAATTTTCTGGCATTGGAATATATTCAATGTCACCGCCGTGTTTGTTAACAATAGATTGTGCTACTGTTTCAAAACTTACAGGGCGTCCTGTGCCTACATTGTAAATGTCTGTAGCATCTACATTTAACATTAGTTCGTGTACTTTACATATGTCTTCTACACATACAAAATCTCTAAGATAGTTATTACTATCTTCAAATAATTTAATTACACCGTTGTCTTTAGCTTGATATGCAAATTTAGTATAAGGACTTGCTTGATCACCTTTGTGTTCTTCGCCTTCTCCATACACATTAAAGTAACGGAAGCCTTGCACTAAGATACCGAATTCGTCCTTGTATTGTGTAATATATCTATCAAACAAATATTTTGACCATGCATATGGGCTTTGCGGCAATAAAGGACCATCTTCGGTAAAATGTGTAGTAGGTCCGTATACACTTGCACTAGATGCATATTGTAAATTAGTACCAAAGTTTTCACACACTTGTGCAAGCCTAATACTAAATTCAAAATTTTGTTCTAGTATTTGATTTACATCAGTAAAAGTAGTTGAACTAATTGCACCTAAATGTATACACCAATCGTAGTCTTCTGTACTAGGAATGATACCAGGTTGCCATTCCCATCCTTCTACATCATGTCCTTGACGCTGCAAATACATTGCTAGATTTCTTCCAATAAATCCTTTATATCCAGTTATTAATATTCTCATTTGCTATTCTCTATAATTTGTGTTGTTGAGTATCCGTCTACTGTAGGTATAATATGCACATCAGTTAAATCATGTCCTACTACAGTTTCAACAGTATAATCTCCGCCTTTTACAATTAAGTTAGGCTGTATATGTTTAATTAACTCATAAGGAGTATCTTGATCAAAAACGTGAACTTCGTCTACCCATGGTAGTATAGATATTTGTTCAACACGTTTTTCTATATTGTTTACTGGACGATCGTTACCTTTTAGACGTTTTACACTTGCATCTGAGTTAATACCAACTACAAGTTTGTCGCCTAAACTACGTGCTTCTTTTAGTAAATTAAAATGTCCTGTATGCATAATATCAAATACACCGTTTGTAAAGATTACATGTTCTTCAATATCATTATGTGTAAGTATATGGGTGCCTACATGCTGTACTGCACGTTTAGATCCTTTTATAGCAAGTTCTAAACATTGCGTATAGTCATAATTCTTAGTTAATCCATATACAAATGCAGCCAAGAAACAATCACCTGCACCGGTGACATCTGATACTTCTACTTGTGCAACAGGCAGGTTATAATCAACACCGTCTATGCTGGCAACTACGTTTTCGCCTGCGTTTGTTGTGATAATATTACCTTGCCATTCGTTAAATCCAAACTTAGTAAATTCAACATTATTAGGTTTTACTAACCATGCGCCTTTGTATTGGGTTGCATGTTCTTTAGGATCTACAATTACTTTGCATCCAAATGTGTTTAGATGTTCGATAATTCTTAGAGATTCGTCAAGTACGCCTTTGTTGTAATCGCTTAGTATTACATAATCCCATTGAGAAAAATCACTACGCAATACATTTCTTAGTACAGCAGTACTATCGGCCACTTTGTCATCGTCTATTCGTGTAATGTAATGCCCGTCACAAATAACTCGCGTCTTGATACTACGCGGTTGTTCAGTTTGTAATAGTGTAACATCTACACCTAGACTTTTAAGATTTTCGTATACTAGTCCTGCTCCGCCTAGTGTTTCAACTTCACGCTGATATTTGACCACAGGTACAGGTGCTTCAGGACTTATGCGTTCTGAAGTACCATAGATATATTTGTCGATTATTACATCACCAAAAACTAATACTTTCATAGTCTTATTATACTTTCTTTTGTATTATTTGTCAAGAAGATTTATAGTTTGGAATACAGTTTCTAATTTAGATAAGTTGACTTTACTTTGAAGTGTATTGCGCAAACCGTGATGTAACGGTTTTGGCCATTTGGTAAAACTACACCAAGCATATCCGTTATGCTCGTCATTTAATATAGGAATAAATTCAGATTGTACTACACACAGGTATGTGTGAAAGTGAAACTTACTATCTGCACTAATGAAACTTTCTAGAGGAAGAGTTTTTTTAATGTCTGGGAAACTACCTATTTCTTCGGAAATTTCTCTTTTAAGGCCTTCCCAAGGAGTTTCTAAACCTTCGTTAGTACCGCCAACTAATCCCCACATATTATTGCGTTTACCTTTGGCTCTGTGCAAAAAAAGAAATCTATTAGTATCTAGTGTGTAGAATAGTGCTCCACTACATGTAATCATATCGGTCATACATATAGTTAGCCAGCCAAGTCTATTCTCCATGTCCCAACTGGATAATCCCCGTCTACAGATTTTAGCCACTCACCGTCTTTAAATTTGTATTGAGTGTTAGTATTAAGGTTAGTGGTATATACTGTGTCTGTAGCAGAACTTGCATTAAACACAATTATCCATTTAGTGCCGTCCCACTCAACAATATCATTTGCACTTGCTACTATTCCACTGCCGTCGTTGTTTTGCCAAGCAACTGGAAATTCTGTAGCAGTACTACTAGGATCACCTATGTCGTCTAATAATAATAAGCGTAATCCAGAAGTCTTAATACTTGTTGGATTAAAACTTAAAGGATTAATAATATAATCAATACTAGTTCTGTCACTTATGATAGTGTCAGTTGGAAAACTGTCCGCATCCCAATTAACATTAATTATAGTTTCATCAAACGGATTAAGGGTAAACGTTCCAGTTGCCGTACTATCATTATCAATGCTTCTAAAGAATACTCTAGCTACATCAGCAGCATATGTTCCTGGAAGTGCTATAAATATCTCTCTCCAATTTTTCATACCAACAGCACCGTTTGATATTAATCTTACTGTGTCACCGTCTACATATGCTCCGAATGTATTAAAATTAACATTGGCAGTTTCGCCTGCAATGTCTGTACTTGCTTTACGTCCGCCACCAGTTTCAACAGTACCGGGTTGGGCGTAATCGTCGTATTGATTTAATTGCGGAGAACTTATACCAGAATCGATATCGCCTCTAGACTCATCAAACATTGAAGTAATAATATTTGTAATAACACCCATCTTTTTAACTTTAGTGGGAGGACTAATATATATAGGAATGCTAAATGTAAGAGTTGCAATATCAATTTCACTATCAACACCTACAGGAATACTTCGATTAGAC